GGACACTTTATTCCTAAATGGTACGTGAATATATACTTTTCACCTACATTATCGACGTGTTCTTTTAAAACAACACCACCTTTCATAAGCGAAAATCCTGCAACGTGTATTCCCTTTATTTGTGAAAGTATAGCGAATGTTTTGGGACACACTGCGCAGTTACCTGGTACAGGATTACCGTCCCAAATAAGTGGCCAACTAATCCATTTATCAAAAACGTGATCTTGACCTCCCTTGAGCCAACCATGATTACCTTTTGCATATAAAGAAACAACTTCGTTCAAATGTTTTGACCCTTCCCACGATCCTTCCCACCTAGGTTCATCGCGTATGAATGTATTGGGAATTTTTTCAGATTCTTCCTGTAACACATGCACGTGATTTTTTAATTCTTTCAAGTGCATTTGTTATTATATACTAAATTTTAAAGATGTTTTCTACACACTGCTTTATACATTTCTTTACCCCCTATTAAATTTTTACCTTCGTAATTGATTATACGTTTTGTAAATGGTCCGTGAGTTCCATCCATACATTCCATACACATAGCCGTTATTTTGAAAACTTTATCGGCGAGTGGGATACAATCTATAATTTCACCGAATTTCTCCTGTTTATAATCACCATCTAAACCCGCTAAGAGTATAGTTTTATTGTCCATGAGTACCTTTTTAACAAATGATTTCAGACCTGAAAAGAACTGTGCTTCGTCCACCGCAATAACATCAACCATACTATAATCTACTTCTTCTAGATTACTAACTTTTAAACATTCGAATTTTGAATTATCATGTGTTTTTAAAACTTCATCGCTTGATCTCGTATCGAGACTTGAATTTAATACGAGAATACGTTTTCCTATAACTTTGTACCTTTTTAAACGTCGTATAAGTTCGGTTGTTTTACCCGAAAACATATTACCCATAATAATTTTCAAACTCATGATCTATTTTAGTATAAAGTATTACTTTTAAATATATTCTCAGTATATGTAAATAGGAAAATGTTTATATACATTTTATTTTTATTAGCTTTACTGTTGAATGGTCTAATCGGATATACCGCTTCATATAAAAGGAATGTGAAAGAAGGTGATCCTGTATATGATTTGGGATTTAAAATATTACCAAATTTAGAAAAATATGATCATTTAGGTGATTATGCATTAATTATTCCTATAATTTTTGTTCTTTTTTCGTGGGGATCATGGGGAAAGTCAAAACGTGAAAATTTTTTAACTATGTTCACTTTGATGTATACATTTAGAGCTTTATCTAATTATGTAACGACATTACCTTCATCAAAGAAGTGTAATTTAAAACCACCATTTGGTTTTTGTAATGATTATATGTTTTCTGGGCATGCCACAGTCAATATAATATCATCGTATTATGTAGGTTTACCTTTATGGCCTGTATGGCCAATATTAACATCTTTATTTTCCGTGGCTTCTAGAGAACATTATTCAGTCGATCACATTATTGCATGGCTTATTTTTGTATCTCTTAAATGTAAAATATAATATTTATATAAACAAATGAAGTTTAATACGTATGTTATAAATCTTGATTCTCAAAAGAAACGGTACGATGTTCAAGAAAATAAACTTAATGAGGTTGAGATATATCCAATTCGTATCAGTGGGTATAGATTTGAAGATATTGATAAGAGTGAATTACAAAAACATTTTGTTCGAACAACATCTTTATTCAAGACTAGATCTGCTGTTGGCTGTACATATAGTCATATACAGGCACTTAAACATTTTTTAAAGAACGATTCAAATGAATTTGCTCTTATATTAGAAGATGATGCGTTTCCGTTATTTAATAATACTGTCCACTTGGAAAAAAAACTCGAAAATATATATTGGGACTACTTAAGTTTACATTGCGATGGTGTATGTCCTAAAGACGGTGGTAATCCTTATTTATTATCTGGTTCGACCGCTGCATATTTTATTACACGAGAGGGTGCAAAAAAAATAATAAACTATAAACATTCTTTTCATTATGATGTACAAACAACAACAATGAAAAATCTAAATAAAAAAATAGATAAAAAAAATTCGTTTTGGACGGACGAGGAATATAAAATGAGTGGTGAAATAAGTTCAAATAGATATAGTAGATATTGTCATAGTATATATGATAAAATTACAGAAAAGGTAGTGAATAGAGGTGAGAAAACCGCTTGTCACTACAAAGATTATCGTATGTTTCGAATACCTGTATCAGGTTACGAAGTATCTGTCGAAGATTTAGTGTTTTTTTTATTGTGTATTTTAATCAGTTGTACAGCTTTTATCGGTGTAAAAAACAAATTATAAATATAAAAAAAATGTATATCTAAATTATATGGACTTCAATACATACGTTATAAATTTGGATGAACAAAAGAAACGTTATGAAACTCAAGAGAAAAAACTAAACGATGTTGGTATATATCCAGTACGCATACCTGGTAATTATAGAAAAGATGTGTCAAAAAGTATATACGATAAACATTTTCATACTTTTTATAAACCTTTTATGCCCGACCCTGTTATTGGATCAACATCGAGTCATTTAAAAGCCGTTCAATATTTTTTAGATAACGATACGAATGAAGTTGCGTTAATACTCGAAGATGACGCATATCCACTTTTTGATAATGTTATACACTTACGTGATAAACTTAACGATAGAGATTGGGATATGTTACTTTTACATTGCGATTATTTATGTTCAAATAAATCGACAAGACCTAATATATTGACAGGGTCTGTTGCGGCTTATTTTATAACACGCGAAGGTGCACAAAAAATGTTGAATCATAAATTTCTAACGTATTTAGATATTGATACAAACAATTTTAAAAATTTAAAAAAACGGGTCGATAAAAAAAGTTCATTTTGGGCAGATGAAGAAGGTGTTATGAGTGGAGAAAAGGGTGTTTCTAGAGATGATTCAGGTACTACGTGTCCTTCTATAGTTAAATTTGTGTCTCCATTTATTATAAGTAGAGGTGAAAAAACATTATGCCACGTTAAAAATTATAAAGCGTTTAAAATTCCTTATATAGAAAGAAATGTAACAGTTAGTGAAATTTTTATTTACATTTGTATTTTATTACTTTTAATTGTAATAAAGAAATCGGTTTATAAATAAATAAAAAAATGTCTGAAACAACTCTCCAAATTAAACGATTAACACTCGATGCTATTTTACCGACACGCGCATCACCTGGTTCTGTGGGTTATGACCTGTATAGTTTAAATGATATGGTTCTCGAACCAAGTTCGCGAGAAATCGTTAGTACGGGTATATGTGCAACTGTACCATCTGGGTGTTATGGACGCATCGCACCAAGATCGGGTTTATCTGTAAAATATGGGATTCATGTCGGTGCTGGTGTCATTGACCCCGATTATACCGGTGAATTGAAAGTTAACTTATTTAATCTCGGGACTATTCCTTACGAAATTAAACAAGGTGAAAGAATTGCTCAATTAATTTTAGAAAAGTGTATGACACCTTTTGTACAAGAAGTGAGTGAATTGAAACCAACCATGCGTGCTAATCGCGGCTTTGGTTCGACGGGTACTTTATAAATTTTTTATTTTCGTTTTAGTTACCAAACGCAACACCACCCATACCATTCTTAATCCTGAGAATGTTATAGTTGACCGCATACGCTCTAACCATGGCAACAGCAGTAGCTGTAATTGTACCGGTAATTGTTATTTTAGCATTATCAATACGCGAAAAGTTTAAGCTTCCTGTTGGTTGAGACTTGTTCATGGTGAGACACATTGGCCATGTATATATCTGTTCTTCAATTGTATTATTAAGTATAGAGCAGTGTCTCGATGGAACGACATTTCTATGGTACTCGCCTGACATATTTTCAAAGAGTGGTGTTCCGTTAATAAACATGGACGCGGTTGGGAAACTATACGTGGTAGTGTCTCTGAGACCAGCTGTTATGTGAACGGCTTTTACTGGGTGATTGAAGTAGGTAAGATCTATGGATTTGTCCGTATCGGTCATTGGTTGAAACTGTGTTTGTGTGATAAGAATTTCGTGTTCCTGTTGGGAAAAGAATTCTCGTTCATCGGTATCGAGGAATATGTAGGAACCGTACACTTTTGGGGGTGACGGTGGAGAAAAAGTTCCATTTCTACACTTAATTCGAATTTCAACTTCGTGATATTGAAGACCGACAAGTGGTAGGGATTTAGTCCAGTCTTCGCTAAAAAAGAATGGAATCACGTAACTCCCTGTGGATGCATTATCACCTGCATCTTGAGTAGTTACGGCACATGTCGCCTTCGCTTGTGATTCATTGTATAACGTATTGTGTACGGTATTAATGAAAAGTGAATCCAGTTTTGTAACTTCCTGACCACCTATCCACAAGGAGAATTCGGTTGGAGAAGTATCATCCGATGTTCCATTCGCGGATTTAAAAAGCGAATGGTTGCTATTGTTACTGTTGATATTAGCATTTTCAATCCAGATGTAGCTTAAAAGATCACCCTTGGAT